GAAACCTGACCTATCTCCAGCGAGTGCTGCGACATTTGGAACTACAGCACACTTCAACGACAATTACTTTATGTCAGAATATGCAGTAGGCGAATCTGGTGCTACTGTTCAAATAGCTGGTATCTCTGACCCAGTATTAAAATCATTTAGTTTTACAATCGAAAACGATGCTCAGTTTATGGGATTTGACGATGATGGAAATTATCAAATAATCCAAAGAGCTTTACCAGAAGTAACTGCGACATTAGACGCTGTAATTAAATATGATGGACAAACCGAAGCATTAATCGAAACGTTTAACAATCAAACATCTGCATCAACAGTATCTAATCAACTTACGATGGCTACAGCTAATACAGGTGGAGATTTCAATATAGATATAGATAACGCTATAATGACTGATGTAAGTTTTTCAGAAGAAGAAGCAATGTTTTTATCAGTATCGCAACGAGCTATAGCTAGTTCGACTGCAACTGATCCATTCTTCACAGTAACTGCAAATGCTAGTTAATCAAACACAAGGATAAATAATGGCTAAAAAAATAACGCTTAAGAGTGGCAAGAAAGCTACGCTTATAGAAATGTCTGTTGACAACTTTGACGAATGTATGGACGCTGTACGATTCGAAGAAGTAGATGGACAATCAATAATTAAAAATCAATTTGGTTTAAGCACACTATGGATTAGAAAAGGTGTAGAAAAAGCAGATGATAAATATATTAAAACTCTATCGATTAATGATCGTGTAGAGCTTCAACTTGCTATTCAGGAATACAATAGCCTGGGGGAATAGAAGCCCTCTCACTTGAACTGAACATTTTAATAGATGATTGGTGTGAGGGTTGTCAATATTCTGCCTTTCCCTACAAAGCTAAGTTACCTCTTAAAAAGAATACCGGCATTCACACCTTTACATCTATGGACGACGTTTGGTACGTCATAGATTTATTAAAAGAAGAATTAAACGAGCATAATGCTACGAATAAAAAGCAATTCACTTTACATCAAACGATTAAATCACATCTACCTTTTTTTGCTTGTCCGAATCACTTTATAAGCAGAGAATATCAAAAAGATATACAACGATATACTTACTGTAAGAAGATGGGAGTACCTCCATTTGAAGGCTCTTTTGGAAAACACCCAAAAAAATGGATTGATAAGTGCAACATTGTAGAAAAAATGCTAAATTACATACAATCAGAACAATATAATAAAGTACAAAATGGCTAAAAACTTCGAAATACAATTAAAATTTACTACTGGTAAGACAGCAAATAAGCTAATATCAAAGCTAACTGCATTGGCAAAGGCTCAAGATAGAGTAGCTGCAACTCAAAAGAAATTTAATAAGCATTCTGCAAAAGCTGCTCAACAAGTACAAATACTAACACAAAGGGAACAAAAACATATTGTTAGTATGAAAAGACAGCAAAAGCAACTGAAGATTCTAAATAATAGAATAATTCAACAAAATTTATCAATAAAAGCCTTAACAGGGAAACTTAAACTAGCTACTGTAGCACAAAATCGTATGAGAGTTTCCACCGATGGACTGCAAAGAAATCTTGGTGTTATAAGAAATAAACTGCTGTTAGTTACTTTTGCTTTTGGTGGAATTGCAGCTGGAATTAAAAAAGCCATAGATACATCAGCTCAGTTCGAAGCAGTTAAAGTTAGATTAAACTCTATGTTCGGATCTGTTGAAAAAGGAACTAAAGCGTTTGAAAAATTTAACGATATAGCAGCTACAACCCCATTCACATTGCAAGATGTTGTTGAGGGTGGTGCAGCGTTAAAAGCATTCGGTGCAGATGCAGAAGCTCTGATTAAACCGACTGCCGACTTGGCAGCGTTTATGGGAACTACTGCTGCTGAAGCAGCTTCTGCTCTTGGTAGAGCATTTGCTGGTGGTGCAGGTGCAGCAGACATTCTAAGAGAAAGAGGTATTTTACAACTTATTAGAGATTTCAAAGGAATAGACGATTTAACAAAATTAACTTTACCAGAATTTAGAAAAGCAATAGAGGAAACTTTATTAGATCCAGCATCTGGTATAGCAGGAGCTACAGACAAACTAGCTAAAACTACCGTTGGTATGATGTCCAATCTTTCCGATTCATTTACTAGAATGAGTGCAGCTTTTGGAGATTTGATTAATATTAAAGGACAAATGACATTTCTGACTAAAACCTTTACAGCTCTAAAAGATTTCTTTGTTGAATTAAATAAAACTGATTTTGATAAAATTAAAGAATTGAATGAGTCTTTAGAAATAAAAGATGTGGGTTCTATCGATGAAATTTCTAATTCACTACTGAAATACAAACTGCTAGAAAAAGAAATAGGGGACGACAAAACGCTTGTAGAATCAAGAGAAAAGTTAAAAAACACCGAAAAAAGTCTTTTAGATGTATTGAACAGAAGAGCGTTAATAGAAGCAAATAATGCCCTAACATACAACAAACAAAGTCTTGAAAAAGAAAACAAAGAAGAACGTTTTTTTTCCAGGTTAAGAAAAAGACTTTTTGAAGAAATTGCATTATTCGGAAAATTAAAAGAAGCCAGAAACGAAGTAGTACAAGAAGTTTTGAATGTTCCTGGAGCTGCGTTTGCTGGAGGAATAGGAGCAGAGGTATTTGCTTTACCTAAATTAGAAGTAAGAGGGCTATTGCCTAGTTTTGATGAAATGGGTGAACCTTTTAAAGTTTTTGGAAAAAACTTAGAAGATAAACTAAAGCAAACGATTATGAATATAGATAATCAAGCTGCTATTGAAGAACTACGCAGAATATTAGATTTGGAGCAAGAGTTTGAAAAATTGGTTAATGATGCACAATCGATGAATCTAGCATTCAGGGAACAAATGTTTTCTGAACACTTTGATAAAATACTTAATATGTCTACGAAGAATCTCGAAGCTAGAAAAAATGCAGAACTGCAAACATTGAGAGATACTGATGCCTTTAGAAATGCAAGTTCAGAAGAACGAGAAAGTATGGAAAAAGATGCCTTGAAGCAATTCCAATCAAGACAAAAAATGTTATTTAGATTAAATCAGTTAAATGAAATAGCGAAAGTAGTTATGTCCACACACGCTGCTATTTCAGACGCAACCCTGATGATAAGCAGGTTGGAGATAGCAGCAAAGTTCTACAAAGGGACTGGGAATCCGGCTATGGCAAAATTGGCTAAAAGCCAAATACCTGGAATAGCTAAACAGATAGGATTTTCTAAGGCGTCTGCAGCAGCACAAATTGGAATTATATCAGCACAACAAGCACCAGCTTTTGCTCGTGGTGGTTCATTTACTACCGAAGGGGAACAATTTATTAAAGTTGGAGATAATAGTGGAGGACGTGAAAGAGTAGATATTACTCCATTATCAAGTCCAGACTTTGGCGATGCAGGTGGAGGTAGCTCTATCAATGTCAATATTATGGGGAATGTCATTGGAACACAAGAATTTGTAAGAGATAGCTTACTACCAGAAATTGAAAATACAATTCGTAACAATCTAGCATAATGTCTTTTTCTTTTCCATCAGGATATAGCTCCAATCTAAGCACTTCAGTTAGAGAAAATTATTTAATACGCCTGTATAACGAAGATGGAAATTTCATTGCATTGGCTTTAGAAGATACTACTGTTAATTCCATTGACTATGATGGAGTGTTGCAGAAAGTACCAACAGTTCGTGAGAGTATTGATTTGAAAGAAGCGAGTTCTTCTTTATCAAATGTTTCCCTTTCTTGTATAAATTTTAATTTTAGTTCTTCTGGAAATGTTTCTTTGCCTAGTGCAGTTGATTTGGATCAAGAGCTTTTATTTGGAACAAATAACTATATCAATAGAGAAGTTAGGATTTATTCACAATTAGAAAATAATGCTACAGAAGGGAATCTTTTTCTCATCTTCAAAGGAAGGTTAAAATCTGTATCTTCTGAAAATCAGATTGTTAGTATGGATATTTCTCCTTTAAATCCACTAAAAGATTTAGTATTTCCAACAGCAAAAACTGAAGATGGATTATATTCTCCTATTGTATTTGGAGATTATACAAGTCAAAATGATGCTTATCCACATCAATCTCTATTGGGATTACATAGAACTTATCCAGTAGAAGTTGCAACTCAAGCCAATGGACATATTTATACTATTATGCCTAACGAAGGTAGTACGGCAAGTGCAGGTAGTGGATTAATGCACTATAACGAATCAGAGTTAATAAGAAAAGGAAGCTCCACGACGCTATTATCAGAATTAATGGCTCAATGTAATGGAGCGGAGATAATAAATAATTCTGGACAAACGCCACCGATTATATCAGCACAAAGTGGAACTATATATCTAAGAGGAACTCCTGCAGACTTAGCAAGAACCATAGATTCTGAATTATTAGTTAGTAGTGGAGATTTTACCATAACCAACGCTTACACTCCAGCAGGTTCGTTAACATTATCAGGATCAACCACTACAGAAGATGTTACTTATAGCAAAAGTATTAATTTTGAAAACTTCGGTACATTACAACATACCCCATCTTCCATTGTTTTTAAAATGGGATTTGCTCACGCTATAACACTTACGAGGAGTGGTGGTTCTTCTACTGGTGTGATTACAAGTGTTAATGTCTTTGCAGATGTATACTGGGAAGATGTTGCAGGGAGTGCTGACGAAACTTTTACCCTACACACAGGGACAATAGCAGGTGGTGGGCTTTCCTCTACTTTGAGTGCAACAACGCTTTCACAACGATTAGATAATTCATCTCACGCCAACAATAATGGAAATATGCCAGAGAAGATTATTGTTAGACTTGTGGTAGTTTATGAAGGATCATTAGATGGTGGTGGTGCTACAAATACACTAGGTGGAACAGCAACACTATCAACGAGTTATACTGAATCAACGACTAAACTTGTAACGGACAATAGCACCGTTCAAACTGATTCCGAGATTAAATCTAATATTAAAAAACTTTATTCATCTCAAGATGGATTACAATTAAGCTCTACTTTAATTAAAAAGCCAATCGTTGCTCATCGCTACTTATTAGAAACATTTGCTCCAGACACATTTACGTCATCTAATCGTGGAGATGGATACGCTGATTTAAAAACATATTTTGAACTATTTAGTTCTCAGGGCAATATGAATTATTGGCAACATAAACAAGAAAAGTTAGAAGACAAGTTAAAAGAATTGCAACATTTTGGATTTTTTATTGGTAGGTTTCGTGCAGACGGAACATATGAATATATCTCTCCACACTACATAACTTACGATGTTGATTCTACTAGCAATCCCAATGGTATCTACTTAACACATAAAGGGACTACAACTACTACAAACTTTACAGCTTTATCATTAGTAACGAATGGACAAGGATTTGGATTAGGAGAACTTATAGCAGTAAAGGAGCAAGTTAATGTACTCGGAACAGATTATGATGCTATCAACTTTATGCAAATTACGAGTGCTAGTCCAATTACTGGTGGAAGTTCAACTCAAACTATTGCATCTACATTGTTAGATCCGTTCTCAACCTTTCCAATAACACCTACTTCTAGTATGGAGATATATACGGTAACATTACCACACGCTACTATAGACAAAGATGATTTTAGCAAAATAAAAGTATCTCATACACCATTTGATGACTTGGTTACAAAGTGGACAATAAATTATCATCGTGATCCAGCAGACGATTCTAATTATCTAAAACAATCAAGCAGTACAAATACTGCTGCTAGGACTGCTTATAATATTGAAGATGAGGATATACAAGAAATTGAAAACCCTTATGATTCTATAGGATCATTGGCTACTACTAATTATTATGAACATTACAATAATCTAATTGGACAACCAAGATTGAAAGTTTCAATAGATTTAGTTAACCCAGAGTTTTTTGATATGGAAGTGGGAGATATATTTAGAGTTAACCCAGAACCTCAAAACTTTTTTGGGAAAAACTACTTAACTGTTTATTTTATGGTTACGCAAACAACTAGAACATTAGGGAAGTTTAGTATTTCAGGTTACCAGATAATATAATAAATTAAGCTATGGCAATTACATCAGTAAAATTCGGAACATCTGCAGCAGGAGCAAATAACGCAACTTATTCTCCTACTCAAAATCCTAACATTGGAACAGACTTATCAAAAAGCTATGATGGGATTGTTGTAAAAAAAGCATTAGGTGGAAAAACTTACACATTTGCTAATCATCAATCATCAAGAAGAAAAAGAAGTTTGGTATATGAAAATATAAGCGAAGCAAATAAAAATTTATTAGTAGCGTTATTTGATTATTCTAAAGGACAAAAGACTTCATTTTTTTATAGTGAAGATGGATTTGCTAGTAATGGATTCGAAGTTCGCTTCGTAAATAACAAATTGTCTGTATCAGAAACAGCTTATAATGTATATAGAGTCGGTATCGACATTGAAGAACAATTATAGAAATTTTTTCTCGTTAGAATACCTCAAAATTCGATTTAAATTGATGTTGATAGGTTGTCGTAAGCAAAAACAAACAAAGTGGCGTATACCACGCAAATAGTGCGTTATTTGTTAATCTCATTTCTTAAGTCGCTAAATGTTCCTGGATCTACTCCCCAACCCACTATCATACTAGGAAACGGTGCAGAATTAGGTAATTTGCCTTCATTGTTATAAAAAGTTACCCTGCCTTTAATAAAAATAATTTGTGCAGATTTATAAATATAATTATGAAACCATTTAGTGTCAGTTCTGGCAGGTAGTAATGCTACGGTTACATTCCCTTCATTGAAATATTGATCGTAAGCTCTTTTTATAAACTTGTCCATACCTCTTTTGTATGGAGGGTTCATATAATTTATACAATACCAATCATAGTCCAAGCAGCTAAAATCTTTTGTAAAGTAATTATCGCATAAAGCATTTGATTCATCAGCACACACATCGCACTCAAAGTCAAAGTATGAATCAATTAGTTCAAATAAGCTATATGGAGTTTGCCAATCGTCTTTTTCGGATCTAAATGCTACATCTTGGTAGAATCTTCCCTTAGCTTTTTTATTATCTATCTCCACTAAATACCTCCTTTACGATTTTATCTATTAATTGTGAATGCTCTTTTCGTGAAATAAATCTTATATTAATTTCTTTTATTAAATCTATAACTTTATTCCATTTGCTAGTATTATAATGTAATTCTTGTTGCGTCTTTAACAATAATTTATTCATTTATTTCTCCTTTATTTGTTTTGGGGTAATGCTGCCAAGCGAAGTATCTGCACAATCTTCTTTTAGAGAACT